CTAAAGGGATGCAAATAGGAGCATGGACATTTTTAAAGGCATTTCTGAAAAATGGGCCGAACAAAAAGAAAAGGAGGACCGTTTTTTTATGTCAGTGTACTTGTGGAACCAAAAAAGAATTGCTGCCCTACCTTTTTTTTAAAAAAAGGATGTGGGGATGTAGAAACTGTTGGTTATCTTCACTTCGCACACCATTATTGGAAAGAAAAAGAAAAGAACATGGGGCGCGTTATTTTCCTATCCAAAATAAAAAACAACTCTCCAATGGATGGATCCTCGTAGATTATGAGGGAATAATCCATCAGCTTCGATCCAACGAACAATTTCAAAGAGTAAGTCTTGCACTAAAAGAAGAAGGGAACGTTAACGTAGAATCACTCCTTGAATTTAAGTGAAATCAAGGAATCCCGCGTAGCCCTTTCCTAATTTCCTAATTTCCGAATTCCCTAGGCATTAAGAAATTAGGAAATTGAGAGGGGCGCTAAGCATACACCCCTCTCAATTTCCGACAGACTACGTAGTTATTTCTTTTCAAGTTTGTATGAGTACACCGATTCGCCCCTAAATTGCTCCAGATCAATCGTTTTCAGTTCGGGTATGTCCTTATACCGGATAAGGCCCTTTCGTTCAGTACAACTGAAAATAAACCCTCCGCCCTTAGCGTTCTTACTCTCACTCAGTAGGATTAAGGACCCCTTCACTTTCTTCTCTGAAATAGATAACGCTCGCAAAGCTTCTTGGATCTTATACAACTCTCGAGCCGTGCTAAGCCATTCCCCATTTCGCTTTACATAATCCCCATACTTTTCGATACTAATATTTGTAAGCATATTTACCTCGTGCTTGCTTTTAATGTTTGAGCGAGCAGTTATTTTAATCCGTAGCTGCTCGTTATTTATATGGTCTTATTTAATCCTTTTATATATTCAAAGACGCGATTTGCGTATAAGCGCACGGGTACTGTAGGATTATCTTGCCGTTCTCTTTCTATTTCCTCTAGAAAATCTACGATGAGCTTCTTCAAAATTTCCTTCATTGAAATTCCTGCAGCCGCACAACAAACCTTCAACTCTTGATGCACATCTGCATCTATCAACACTACCCCTGTCTTACGTGGCATCTTTATTCTATCCGCTTCCGGCACTCCTATGGATATGTTAGGTGGGTACGCATTAATCGAAAAGCTTTTTTTCATGCATTTCCTTTCATAATAAAATACGCGTCTTTACGGTAACATTTCATGTTTTTCCTTTATGGTTTTAATGTTATATAACTATATTATTATATATTAATTAACTTGTCAACAAATATATTTATATATTCGATAGGGAGGGTATTGACTCTCATAAAGAAAGATTCGTAAGATATGTCATTATTACTACTCAGATGGGGTGGGGGTTACTCTCCTTTTCCTGCCACCCCATCAACGAAAGAGGGAAAGAAGACCTTGACCAAAAAGAAAACCACCAATCCTACCACGGGCAAGAAAAAAGCCCTTAAACCACGCAAATCGTGGAGAGATGAGTATTTAAACTTCGTCTCTTGGACTCTTTACCCTGTTGATAAAGACTACATACGTTCAAAGGCAGAGGCATTCGTTGAATGGGCACGACTCGCTCGTTCCGAGGATCATAAGGCAAAAAAAAGACTCACCTATGAACGTTGGCTCGAAGAAGTGGGGATTCCCTACAAGACCATGGAGGGATGGAGTTTAAGGGATCCCTATGTACTCAATTGCTTAGAACTCGGGATGATGATTCTCGGTAACAACCTCGAAGAAGGACTTCTTACAAAAGAATACTCAGAAAAAGCAACGATGTTTCAACTCCATAACTATCTGCCCCGATGGAAAAAAATGGAGCGTTATCAAGATGAACGTATAATACGAACACGGGACAAGGAAGAGAAGAAACCTACGCAGGTGATCTTGAACATGACCGATTACTCTAAGATTGAGACGGGCGAAAAAGAATGATCGACGAAAGGATTGTGACCGTCACCTTGGATTCCTTCATACCACGCTCCTATCAAATCCCTGTCCTTTCTGCAATGGATAGGGGGATAAAAAGACTTGTACTCGTTAATCATAGACGAGCGGGGAAGGATATACTTTCAATCAATATCGTGTGCCGAGAGGCCCTAAAGAGACGTGGACTTTATCTCTATGTGCTCCCAACGCGAGAACAAGCAAAAAACATTATCTGGAAAGGTATGACCAAAGAAGGCAAGCCGTTCCTCAGTTATATCCCAGAGGTTCTCATTAAAAAAAAGAACGAACAGGACAAATCCATAGAATTGATCAACGGAAGTATCATTCGACTCGCTGGTTCTAATCAGCCAGATGTTCTGCGTGGGGTGAACCCGGTCGCAATTATTTTCTCAGAATTTGCCTATCAACACCCCCAGGCATGGCCCACACTTTCACCCGTCCTTAAAGAAAATAAGGGGTGGGCAATCTTTCAATCAACACCATTCGGTGAAAACCATTTCTTTGAGCTGTATCAAATAGCAAAGAATGACCCCGAATTCTTTACTCAGTTCCTTACAATAGAAGATACGGATGTGGTAACAAAAGAAGATATACAACGCGACCTTGAAAAGGGCCTCGAATCACCCGATATGGTTCAACAAGAATATTATTGTTCGTTTTCTGAAGGGGCGCGCGGTTCCTATTATGTTACCTATATAAATGAACTCTATCTGAAAGAACAGATAGGAACCATTCCTTGGGATAAAGGGAAAGCCGTCCACGTAGCCGCCGATTTAGGCGTCAACGATCAGACCGTTTTATTGTTCTTTCAGATAGAGGGTAGAAAGATTCATATCATTGACCTTTACGCAAACTCAAATGCAGGAATAGAACATTATGCTCATTACCTACAAACATTACCCTACAAGATTGGTAAGTTAATCTTACCGCATGATGTGACGCATCGGGATTCGGTCACCGCTCATACAAGATTACAAAAGTTTAAAGAATTAGGATTTGATTGCGTGGTCACGGAACGGGATCATCTTATAATTGATGGTATTGAAAATGTACGATCACAATTCAATCGTTTTTGGATAGATGAAGTAAAATGTAGACAGCTCATAAAGGCTCTTCGTGATTATCGTAAAGAGTATAACGAGAAGACAAAGCAGTATAATAATCACCCACTCCACGACTGGTGTTCTGATTATACGGATGCATTACGATATCTTGTGAAGGGTTTACCAAGACTTGGCGCAGGTATGACGGAGGATGATGTGATTTCACTTAGGCGCAGATCGATTAAAGAAGACAGAGAGAATTCGAATTCTACGCCTGGCAGAGGGGGTTGGTGAAACTGTTTTCTTCTTTCTATTGCATGATTGCATAGAGCTTTCTAAAATGAGCCTGAAATTTGATGTAATCTTTTCCTCCTACGCTCTCTGCCTGTGGACAAGACCTCTGTGACACAGGCGGGGAGCTATGGCGGATATTAAATAAGAAGTGTTCTCTATGTCGGTTTATGATAAAGGTGCACGATCATGGCAAGATTCGCAGGGTGATAAGGACCTGATTTCTTATATGGAAGAGTGCGCAGAAACTCATTTCGGCCCCAATCTTACCTTTCAGTACCAGGCAAACCTAGATGTGCGTTTTTATGTTGGCGATCAAAGAGTGTGGCGCGAAGTCTACGGTCAAGAAATGTCGCCGTCATCATACAATCTTAACTTCAATCTTCTCAGGCGTTATGTAGAATGGCCAGTAGGATATCAACGTCAGAATCGTAAAACGATTATAGCCACACCTATAGAAGGTTCAGATCAAAAAACAGCAGATCAGTTCACGAAGGTTTTATTTCATATTAACCAAGACGATTCGGTAGATGAGACTATATCAACCGCATTTCTCTCATCGGCAATATCCGGCATTTCATTTTTAAGGTCATGGTTAGACTATTCAAGAGATCCCCTCTCGGGTGACCTACGAATTTCAAATGTTCCCTATAATGCACTTATTTTTGATTCTTATTTCCAAAAACCAGACGCTTCTGACTGCTCCTTCATGTGGCAGCGTTCATACGTAGATTCAAAGCAACTCGCCCTTTTATTGCCTTCATATAAAGATAAGTTGGATGATTTGGGACTAAATCTTCATAAGAGATATAAAGGAAACATGGCGTTTGATGGTAAATTTCAGTTCATGCCTGAATCCATTTTTTATGCAAGGGCAGGAAAGGGGGTGATCTATGATGAATTCTTTTATAAAGATCTGCGGCAGGGTATTTTTCTTTATGACCCAAAAACACTGAAACAAATAGAATGGGTGGGAGAGCGAGATAAATTACGTGACTATCTATCTTATTATAATTCTTTGCCCGGTGTAGAGTTAAAGGTTTTAGAACAAGAAGTATCTACCGTAAAGCAAGCCGTAGTGGTAAATGGCCATATCATCTACCATGGTGGTAATACGATGGGTATAGATGAATATCAACATGTACCGGTACTTGCGTACTATACCCCTGAATCAAATTCATTAGACTATAGATTACAGGGACTTATTCGGGGAATGCGTGATGCTCAGTTTGTCTATAACCAAACAACAACGGATATTCTGCGTGTGATAAAATCACAACCCAATTCTGGTTGGATCGCAAAAGAAAACGCAGTGGTCAATCCTACCTCTTTATGGAAAACGGGGCCCGGACAAGTAATATTTACCACCGAGAATGCGCAGCCGGGCGATGTTCAAAAAATGCCACCCGGACAGATGCAGCCAGGCATGTTTGAGATATCACAAGAGATGAAAAAATTGCCCCAAGATATCTCTGGTGTTCCTGAAGAACTTATGGGGGCGGCAAATGATGATGTTTCTGGCATTTTAGCTAAATTGCGTCAGGGAGCAGGGCTTATTCTTTTGCGTCGTCTCTTCGATCAGCTCGATACGTCAATGCGCATTCTTGGGAAGATACTTATCAAAGCTATACAGGCAAAATATACACCAGGTAAGATTCATCGTATTCTGAATGAAGATCCATCTCCTGAATTTAGAGATCGTGATTTCGGTACGTATGACGTAGCCATTGAAGAGGGATTCAATACCTCTACACAGCGCCAACTTGCTTTTGCGCAGGCAATGCAACTTAAAGAAATTATTCCTAACTTTCCTGACAAGTTCGTTATTAAGCATGCAACTATCCAGGATAAAGATGAGATACTTGAGGAAATGGATGCACAGGCTCAGCAGTTGGCTCAACAACAGAAAATGCAATCAGAACAACAGGCCCAAGAACAAGAAGCAACTATAAAGATGGCAGTTGCTCAAGCGCGTTATCAAGAGGCTGGCGCCACCGAGCGCATGTCTCGTATTCCAGAAAACATGTCGATGGAAGAAGAGCGAAGAGCCAAGGCGCGTAAAGATGAACAAGAAGCCCTGCTCAGTAAAATAAAGGCTATTAAAGAACTTGAATCAATTGACTTATCTCATCTAGAAAAATTGATTAGTATAGCGAATAGTGTTACGGAAAAATCTAAACAGGAATCAGAATTAACATTTTAACTCAAAAGGGAACACCTTATGGAATACAAGAAAGAAAGTGGTTTTAAAGGTCTTGAAGGTTCAAGATCAGAACCGGGTACTTTGCCACAAGAACGTATGTCAATTTCTCTTGGCTCAGTAGAAACTGGCGGTGTGCGTATGGATTCAACGTTCCAAGCAAATGATAGACGCACCGCAGAGGGAGCAAGAATAGCTAAATCTGCCTCAGCCAAAAAACCGTACTAACAATGGCCGGCGGTATTCAATCTGATAAAGCAGCAAGAATCGTACGCGCTGTTTTAGGTACACCGGTAACAGAACAAAAGGGGGCTGGTATTCCTCGTATAAGGAAACTTGACCCCTACCGCGTTATGAATCCTGATGATCAGGTTCCTGATGATACAGGGGTAAATCCTCATTGGGGTCGTGGTAATTCTTAAAGGAAGCAAATATGGCAAAGAAAAAAACCAAGATAGCCAAGGGTGTTTCTCTTGCCCGTGGCACCGTAGAAAAGAAAAGCAAAAAACCTGGGATGTCTTCGTTAGGTAAATGGAAGGATGTTTCTAAGAAGGATTTTGCTGGGCCGGTGGGTACTTTTCCTATCCAAGATATAGCACATGCACGCAATGCATTGGCACGAGCACATTTTGCAGCTGATCCCGAGGCTATTAAAAATAAAGTTTATAAAAAGTATCCGGAACTGAAAAAGAGAAAGCTAAAAAAAGAGGGTAAGAAAAATAAGAAATAATGGTAGAAAATGACAGAATCTAAGAAAGAGTTAGGCGCTCTCGATCTCACCTCTGATGATCTTGTTGAGACTATGAGGGCTGATTTCTTGCTCAGTGTTGGAAAAACAGAAGATGTTCCTGTTTCAGAAGTTGCGAAAGAACTTTCTAGTAAATATCTGAAAGCGCTTACCGGGCGTATCGATTATGGCAAGAAGACTTTCCCGGGAAATTTCTTTGTTGAGGTGGTTACGAGAATTGTTCCCCTTCTTCACCGAACATTGAGAAGAACTCATGTTGCGCGTCTATCATGCCCAACACCAAAACCGGGTCATGAAGTATGGAAGTATGTTAAAAAGGATGATCGCTATTATCTTCTATGGTCACTCCCTGTTAAAAAATCATGTGAGGTAATCTATCGAAATAGATTTAATCTCCTTAATGATCCATCATTGAAGAATATTTTAGATTATTATGATGGTACATTGCTTCATCGTGCAAAAGTAGAAAATAATGAACCCTTAGATGATAAAGAAAACTATAGGATAGTATTTGATTAACGAGAATTTGAACGAGCCAAAGAATTCAGTAGAAACGAAAGAAAAATCATCCGCTGATTCATCTAAGGATACGGTTGATCAAAATCAGCCACCTCAAGAAACTATTGCAGAAAAAAGTTTCCGAGAAATGCGTGAACGACAAAAGAGAGATGAAGAGGAAAAGGAGACTCTGCGAAAAGAAGTTTTATTTCTTCGTAAACAATCAGAGGAACAACAGAAGAAATCCGGCCGTCCTGATATAAATTCTCTTTCTGAAGACGATCTTATTGAAGCTGGCCATGTTCGTCCTGAATTAGAAATGCTTCGTAAGGAGGCGGTTCTCAATTACATGTATCGAACTCATAAAGATTTCGGAGATGTTTTAACCATAGATAATATTAAAAAGTTAGAATCATTAGATCCTGCCCTATCAAAAATGATAGAGAACCATCCTAATAAGATGGAACAGTATGAGACTACCTATAATGCCATTAAACGTTATGGTATTCACAAGCCACTTGAAGAAGTTCGTACTGATGAACGCATCACCGATAATCTTTCAAAGCCAAAACCAAGTAATGCGGTTCTTCAGTCACGGTCACCTCTTTCCCAGGCTTCTACCTGGGGAAATTCTGCACCAACCGAACAACAAAAAAGAGAACACTGGCAATGGGCACAAGAGCAGATTAAGAATCTCAGCAAAAAGAGTAACTGACTCTTGAAATTCATTTTCACTCTTAGTAGAGTAACGCCCAGATGTATAACACAGATCATTTTCATCGAATGATCGACTCATCAGATGTAAAAACTAATACGATTTGTTTCATCTGAGCGAATCAAGAGGACGTAAAAGCAAGTGCAAGAACCCGTCCTGGCTTGATTAAATAAACAGATGACTTCTCGGTCATCTTGTTAACCTATTTTTTAATTACGTTAAGGATATATCTATGGCATATGGATATACTGGGCCCGGAACACTAGATCCACAGGTGTTACAAATGGCGGAGCGAACTCTGCTTTCAACGCCGACACCACAATATATTTATTCAACAGGCGCCCTTAAACAAGAACATGAAGTTAGAAATGGTACGACTATTGTCTATCGTCGTATGAATCTTTTAGATTCGTTTCCTATTCCATTACCAACTGATGGCAGTACGAAACCTCCTGTAAAACTTACGGGTACTGATATAAGTGCTGAAGTAAAACGGTATGGTGACTGGATACAGCTTGATGAAGAAACGGTTATGTTCAATGAAATTGCTGCTGTTCAAGCTGGTGCCGCACAACTTGGTAATGCAATGCGCAAAACCGAGGATCAACTTTTATCGGCACTTCTTTCCTCCTGTGCCTCGAATATTGATGCAACAAAGGGTGGAAATGGCGACGTTCCTACTGAATTTAATACTGATGATAATGATCTTATTACCACGATGCTGGTGAATGCTAATGGGCATATGTTTTTAGATCAAATAGATGCAACTGAAAAATTCGGTACCTCGGCAATTCGTCCCGGATTCCTTGTTATGAGCAATTCTTCTCTTATCCCCGATTTGGAACGTGCAGATGACTTTATTCCCGTAAGTTCCTATGCAAGCTATGGAAAAGTACTCAATGGTGAATGGGGTGCGGTAAATAATGCTCGACATACTGTTTCTACACTTGGAAAGACTAACGCCAACGCTTCAGCAAATGGAGCCACGGTATACGAAATGGCATATGTTGCAAAAGAAGCATATGGCATGATTGATCAAGTTGCAGGAGCAGAACGGCTTATTTACCATCCAGCATGGTTGAGTGACCCTCTTGAAACAAGTGTATCAATCGGGGTAAAGTTCTATCAGGGTCAAGCATTATTCAATGATGCACTCTGCGCTATCCTTAAAGTAACTTTGAACACATAAAGGATTTAATTATGTATGTACCCTCCTCATCACAAGGAACTTTTACTTCGGATGGTTCAGTTAAAACATTGAATATACCAGCCAATTTTGACTGGATCCGAGTAAAAAACCTCACCGCAGCCTCACAGACCGCCGCTGATTTAAACTATGAGTTCTTCTGGCAAAAGGGCATGACAAACGGTTTGAAATGGACGATCTTAGGTACGGTAGCAAATGATCCAATAACGGTAGCAGAAATAACAGCAAACGAAGGATTTCTTCTTGTTGATTCATCAACGTCTCCTTTGGGTGGCGCAGTTGTTATAACTTCATCAACAGATGCTACAGAGCCGGTATTTTCAACTGGTACCACAACAAATCTTTCAACGGGCACCATTGTTCGAATTTTAGATATGACTGATCAAGAAAATTTATCGGGATACGATTTCGCTATAGATAATGTCAATCCTACTCCGGGTGACTTTAAGATGGCAGCTCCGTTGGCTACTGCTCCGGGAGCCGCTGGAGGAGCTGGGGTCTATAGAATCGTAAATTGGGATCCCCTTTTCTATCCGCGCTGGAGATATATTGCCAATATAACTCGAGCCTCTTCAGCGGTGATCACGCTAACGGTTCCCTCGGGTTATTTCGTTGGCCAAAAGGTAACTGTCATCGTGCCAACAACTGAAGAAGCATCAGTAAGCGATTATGGCATGGTGGAAATCAATAACTTGGTAGGTATAGTTACCGCGGTAGACGACACAGTTGGCACGCAAACTATCACCGTTGATATTGATTCTTCAGCATTTACCGCATTTACATTCCCTACTGCTGCTAAAGCTGCTATAGCATTGCAAAAAGCTATAGTAGTTCCTGCGGGTTATGATGCAGCTACCGCTATTGCTGAATCGGTTTCAATCCAGTCTTTCCCCTATCGAAACACGGGATTCTTTGGTGTGAGACTGTTAAATCCTAATACTACAGGTCTTATAGCTGGCCCTGCGGGCGCAGATGGAGATGAAATCTTTTGGCAATGTGGCAATGTAACGGTAAACCAGTAAAAAAAAGTGTAGGGCAATTCTTCTCAAAAGGGGTTGCCCTCCCTAACATGAAAGGATTACATGGAAAAAATGAAAACAAAACCAGTTAAGACATCTGTCTCCGATGTTCCTAAAGAACTTCTTGTTACCCCCGCTATCAAAAAAGTGGAACGTGAAATAAAACATGATGTCTTTGGCCATCCCTATATAGAAATAGAAGCAGTACGAGGAACTCGTTCTAATCGAAAACTTAAAACTATTCGTGTGCATCCATCACTTCTTGATGAAGAGAAGCGTAAAAAGGACATGGAAGATGTGACGGGAAAATTTAAACTCTATGAAAAGAGAGGTGGCACCTTAGAGTTCTGGTGGGTTCCTCCATTTTTAGATGCACACCCCATTAAGAAAAAACTTGTTGACGGTGAAATCGTTACTATTCCTAAAGCGCTTGCTCGCCATCTACAGAAAAATGGTAGGGTTCCTATACATGAACATGCAACTGATGAACAAGGCAAACCTATAGCGCGTATTGGAACATGGATAGATCGATTTGATTTCTTTGAGATATCATCATCTTCACCATATGAAAATAATGCAAGATTGGTAACGGTCGAATCCCTTTAACCATTTCCAGGTACATGGTTGAAAGATGATTAGAAGACAAGAAGGATACGTGTATGGCAGCAAACAATTTAGCGGCTATATATACAAAGATACGTCGCTTATTGCGTTCTCCATCTGAGGCTCAGATAACGAGTTCCCAGATTAAGGAGTACGTGAATACGGTTATTCTTTATATCATGCCCGAGTTGCTTGAACTTGTTTCGATGCGAAAAACATTTTCATTCTATACAACGCCGAATGTAGATCAATACTCTACGAATACTCTAAATACCAACGATCCGATGTATAACTTTAAAAATTCGGTTATTACGACACGGACACCGGTATATATTGCGGGAATTCGTGCGCCATTTACCCAAGAGCGTTCGCAATTCTTTGCCCAATGGCCACAAGCTCAATTCAAAACAACTATTGGTACGGGTGATGATATAGAAGATTCCTTCAGTGGCACTCTTTCGTTGATTCCCGTTTTGCCAAGATCGGTTCTTTTTTCAAGTATAGATATTGTGGGGACTGGTCAATCATTAGTTGATGTGCCATTAGTATCTGATGATTCAGGAGAAGAGGGCACAGAACTTACCATAGGAAACCTCTATGATCCTAGAGGAGAAATACCAACAGCTCCTACCGTAGAGGATTTATCAAACGAAATAGATTATGTGACTGGAGAGTACACCGTTACCTTTACTTCTCCACCGAGGAGCGGTGAAAGCGTATATGTTCAGACGGTTCCCTATACGGCGTCTCGTCCACAATCAGTTCTCTTCTTTGATAATACATTTACTGTACGACCTGTTCCTGATGATACATATGAAGTGAAAGTAGAAGCATATATACGACCTTCAGAACTTGATGAAACTACTGATGTACCGGAATTAGAACAATGGTGGCTCTTTATTGCGTGTTATGCGGCAAAACTTATTGCGGAAGATCGTACTGATTTTGAATTAGCAGCTTCATTAAATCAATTAGTCGAAGAGAATAAGAAACTGGTTAATAGACGGTCATTAAAAGAACTTGAAAAACAACCAATTCGTACGATGTATGATAGATTGCCCTTAATGGGGTATACTTCGCGCCCTTGGTCATCTAATATTTTTTAGGAGTATGCAAGATGGCATTTAACCCCTTAATTCCACAGCCTACAGACAAAAAATCAGTATCTCAAAATGATATTTTGACGAATTTTACTTCTCTGAATACTACATTCGATACTGACCATGTCACCTTTGATGCGGTAAGTGACAATGGCAAACACAAAAAAATTACGTTCCAACAACAAAGCGGCGATCCTACCACTCCTCCCTCTGCGACAGAGAAACAGTTGTATACAAAAGATGTTGGGGGCTTTCCTCACTTATTTATGCGAAATTCTGGCGCATTGTGGGATCTTTCTAATGTCGTGATAGGAGCCGATGCATCTTTAACGATGTATTTAATGGGAGAATATGACAATACTCATCCTCTTCTTTTAAGAAGTGGAAATACAGTCCTCAATGCCATTGGTTCGTTAGCTTCGACAACAATCACCTATGCAACTGCATTTCCTAATTTTACGGTACATCTTGTATTAACCCCGTTTAAGGATTCTGATGTTGATGTTCGTCTTGTTTTAAAATCAACTTCTAAAACAGGATTTGTTGTCTATAATCCAACCGCAATAACATGCGATCTTATGTATTTTGCCATAGGGAGATAGAAATGCCCCTACAACGATTTTATATTGGACCTCCCACGTCTGGTCTTCAGAGTAATGTAAAACCGTTTATGATTCCCAATGACGCGTATGCCCGTTTACAAAATGCCTATGTATTTAGAGAAAGAACAAAGAAACGTATAGGATCAAGATTATTACCGTATGGTACTACGTCAGATCAACTCCTTTCAAGGTTACGAATAAATATAGGAACTACGGATGGCAGTGGAAATGTTATTACCACCGTTCCCTTATCGACTGGTGTTCCGATTGTAACACCTGCTGTTGGTCAGTTATTTTCTATAGGATCAGATGTTTTTACGGTGAATCTGGTAACGCCTGCAGCAGCAGATCCGTTACTTAAAACAGGATCGGCTACGTTGGCTACTTTTGATACACGAGTAGGGGGTGGTGGCACCCTAACTATTAACGGAGCGTCTGCAACAACCGATGTCTATTATTATCCTTCATTGCCCGTTATGGGGTTTCCAACCTATGAACTCGCAGAGGTAAATGATGAAAGGATTATTGCCTTTGATACTCGATTCGCGTATCAGCGTATCGGTACCGGTTGGGAGCGAATTTCTGCGGAGGCGGTTGCGGGTGATGCACAATGGTCAGGCTCAGATTCAAACTTTTTCTTTGCTTCAAATTACCGCGGTGCCAATTCATATAACTTTCTTATGTGGGTTACTAATAACACGACCGCAGACGGTATTCGTTACTATAATGGTACTCAATGGGCGAGTCTTGTTCCTGTTATTAGTGGCGCTAATACTCTCCAAACCGCATTAATAATTCTTCCTTTTAAGGGTCGGCTCATAGCGCTTAATCCTGTTATCGGCGGACAACGCTATGTGAATCGCGCACAATTTTCTATTGATGGTGATTTAGTTACTGCGGCGACATCTTGGCTCCAAACAGCGGGAAAGGGCGGTTACATAGAGGCATCTACAAAAGAAGCCATTGTAGGAGCAGGATATCTTCATGATCGTCTGATTGTGTTCTTTGAGCGATCTACCTGGGAGTTTTTATGGACTGGTAACTATAAATTACCTTTTGCGTGGCGAAAGATTAATACTGAGTTGGGATGTGAATCAACGTTTTCTCCCGTAGCATTCGATAAGGCTATTGTTGGAATAGGAAATGTTGGTATTCATGCATGTAATGGCGCTTCCGTTGAGAGAATAGATGAAAAGATACCGGAAGAGATTTTCCGATTCCAAAATACATCATCTGGGCCCAATCGAGTGTATGGGGTACGGGATTTTAATCTTGAGATGGTGTATTGGGCTTTTCCTGATGAGAATGCTATTGGTGAATATCCAAATAAAATGCTGGTTTATAATTACGCAAATGGATCATGGGCTCTGAATGATGATTCTATTACCTGTTTTGGTCATTGGCAGAAAGAATCGGAGGATACCTGGGAAAATGATCATCAAATGTGGCAAGATGATGATACCCAATGGAACAAAGGAGCATTACAAAAGACTGAACAATATGTTCTTGCGGGCAACCAAGAAGGGTTTACCTTCTATCTTGAAGACGGAATTGGAAGAAATTCTCCATCATTGCAAGTTACTGATATGGCTGCTTCCACAAATATTATTACGGTTATTAATCATAATCTTGCATCGGGCGACTTTATTTTTCTTGAAAATATAGATGCATCAGATCCGAATATAGGACTAAACGATAAAATCTATCAAATCACCTATAACACAAAAGATACGTTTATTCTTACCAACGCGACAATTGAAGCAGGATATTTGGGTGGAGCAACATTAGCTCGTGTATCGCGTATGGATATATGGACAAAAGAATTTTCGTTTTATGTACAAGAAGGAAATTCTAATGCGATTCTTCATGGTGATTTTTTTGTAGAGAAGACAACGAATGGACAGATAACCATTAATCTTGTTCCCTCTGGTTCTCAAGTTTCTTTAATTGTAGGAGCAGATGGCACTCCGCAAGCACCGGTATTTGGTACCGGTATTTTGGAGACGAATGCCTACGCAGATGTTCCCCTAGAGGAATTTCAAGACAGATTTTGGCATACGGCATACTTTGGTGCATCAGGAGAGACCGTTCAATTACGATTATCATTAAGCGATGAACAAATGCTTGATTCTGATATAGCTACAAGCGATTTTACCATGCATGCATTTATACTTAACGTTCAAAAGATACAGATGGTTGGCGGTTAATCTTGTAGCCACTCTATATATATTCTTGTCGTGGTAAATGCTGTTTTATCTGATTGGGTGATAATATTTATATTGGTGGCATCAACATAGACTTCAATTGCATCACCGGTGGTTGATACATAGGGTAAGGGTAACCATGTATTAGTAGATGGGTTTACTGATGCGCCATATATTCGTGTAGGGGTATATCCATTTCCTATGCCAATAATTCCATGGGGAACAGTCTTTGGAGCAGCATTAGGTAATGCGCCGCAATCAATTTCTACATGGAATGCCTGTCTAAAAAATAGTTGCGAAGTGTCGGGTGATGCTAATGCCAATACGGTGGGATTGGGATAATATCTATTACCGTTTACGAATGGTGTTTGTGCGTATATACCACTTTCCTTTTGATTTAATGCGACAGAAATTTCATCGATACGCTCTTGAAGGTCTACTAAAAATGTACGAAATTCTTCAGAGTTGACCTGAATAGAAGTAAGTTGTTGTTTATCAAAAACACCTGTTTCGCGAACTTCTAATCCTGGTTCTATTTCATCATTGAAGGATGATGCCATAAAATCCTTTCAATTTTATTTCTGGCTAGGTACTATTTGCCATAGCAGTATAACGCGGAGATATGTATGGCACGAATTTCTGAATTTTTTTCTGGGTTGTCTCCCACTATGAAAATGGGATTGGGAGAAGGTTCGGGCGCGGCTGGTGGTTATGGTCTTTCTCAGCTTTTATCTTCTCTTTCTGGTACCACACAACCAGCTTCTTATCAGCAAGGATTACCAACTTCTGAAATAGCAGGCCAACAAAGCGGCATCTTTTCAGGAGCGCCATCGCAATTTCTTAGATCGCAAAAATTTACACCAGAACAACAACAGCTTTTTGGCCAAGCTTCTCAGATGGGCCTGCAAGGATTACAGAATCCATTCCAGGGGTTTGATCCCATAAGAAATCAGACCATGCGCGACTGGGAAAAGAATATTTTGCCTGCCCTCACCTCACAATTTGCGGGAATGGACGCACAACGCTCTTCGGGATTTAATGAGGCACTCGGTCAATCTGGTGCCGATCTAGCCTCACAACTTGCGTCATTACAATCACAGTATGGATTGCAACAACAGGGTCTTTCTCAGAATCTATTTGGACTTGGGTTAACGCCACAATTTGAACAGTCATTTCAAAAAAGACAGCCATCACTTATTGAGGCGCTCTTGAGCATGTTGCTCCAGGGCGGTGGTCAAGCGGCGGGAAAATTCCTAGGAGGAGCATAACTATATGGCTATAACCATTCTTCCTGAAGAAAAAGGGTTAGCGGGAACTCTTGGTGAATCACTAGGAGGGGGACTCAGTCAAATCCTGCTTGGTCTTGCAGAAAACAAAGCAAAAAAGATGAGACAAGAACAAACTACTCAGGGACTTGCCTCGCTTTTTGGTTCTGAGCTTGCTCAAAAATTAGCACCATTGGATCCGCTCTTACTCAGGGAGTTAGTAAAGGGAAAGATGAAGGAGCAATCCAATCAAGCATTCTTTAATGCAGCAACACAAGGTGGCTTTCTAGGGCCGGGCCTATCACAACAATTCGGAGAGCAACCGCAAGACGGCCTGTCCGCCGGAGCTTTAGCGCAGGAGGGAGGCTTAGGACAACCGGGAGAGCAACAACCTCAACAGCAGATGATGCAACCAGGTATGAGCAAGGAAGATTTTTTTAGATTGAAGCAACAATCGCTTGCAGAAGAAGGATTAGGACTTAAAAAACGACAAGTTGAGGCCGCAGAACAAAAAACTGTTCGTCCTGAAGTTATTAAAATTACTGAAGCGGCACGTACAGCAGATCGAGATCTAGATACACTTTCTGATCTTGATAAAGTTTTAAAAAGTGGCGACTTGCGGTCTCCCCAAACACAATCCTTCTTAGAAAAACTTGATCTTGAAGGGTTTTTCCCTGATACAAAAGTCGGTTTGGTAAAAAAGATAATTTCACAGCTGGGCATGAGACAACTTTCTGGACTTCCAAGTGGCGGAAGACCAACGGCGGCTCTTTGGGATAAGATTGAAACAGGGCTTCCTTCGCTTCTACTGACGAAAGAAGGAAATTTATTAATCTCCGAGTCTTTAAAACTTGGAGCGAAAGAACGAAAGCTATTATCTAAGGAGGTTCGATCGTTACGAAATAAAAATAATGGCTTATATCCTCCCGATGTTATTGAACAGGCTTCTGAAAACATACAGCCAAAGATTCAGAAATTGATTGCGAAGAAAAATGAACAAATTGATTCAATACTTGGATTAGGAAAAAAAGAATTTAATGTAGGTTCTGTTTTAGATCAATTACCACCAGCATCTTCAATACCTAAAGAAAAGAGAGACGCCTTAGGAGTACAGTCCCCTGATGGTTCTATATATAAATCAGATGGGACCAACTGGAAAAAGGTGAGATAATGGCCTTCAAAGTCATCGAATTATCTTCTCCGTCTGTTAATCAACAACAGAACGATCTGCCAACGTTTCGTGCCGAACCTGAAGAGACATACGCACAGCAGATAACAAGAACGATACCAGCATTAGCAGCTCGTGCCGGTGAATCCCTTGTCGGATTGCCGCGCTCTATGGGAGAATTTGCTCAATCTATCGGTAATTTTGCCTTTAGAGGAACGGCTCCGGATGCACCCGACTACCCACTTGGGCAATCTATTCCTTTTTTGCCAACAGCACAGACAGCGCGTGAATATGTTACTGAACCAATTTCGCAGTTAATTACTGGCAAAAAAGGAGCTCTAGAACCACAATCTGGGAAAGAACAGTTTGTTCAAACAGTGGCAAGCGAAGCAGCACCCTTTTTTTTAAGCGGAGGAAGAACGGCTTTTTCAGCAATAGCCCGCGGATTGGGAATATCGGCAGCAGGAAATCTTATCGAGCTTGCCTCGAAGACAATAGGACTTCCCGAAATTCTTGGTAAGGGCCTAAAAGCAGGTTCAATGATTGGTCTAAGCTTTTTGGGTAAACCAAATGCGAAGGCATTTGCAGGAGAGATATATAAAACGAATACCGAAGCAATACCAGAAGAATCTATCACTGAAGCCAGATCAATAATGGGAGAAATAAGAAAAATACGCGACTATACAAAAACAGGCGATACGAACACACCCTCTAAGGATTTTTTGCGTAATTTTGTTGATAAGTTAGAGAATAAAATCACGAATGGTTCAATTAGGATGAGGGAATTGCCGCAATTTCAAAAAGATTATAATGAATGGTTTTCTGAAGGAAAGGTGCCTAAAAATGCAACCCCTTTTATTCAAAAATTATTTGATTCGTTCGACAAGGCCGCTTTAGAAGCTCCGGACGCAGCAAGAATTCCCTACCAAAATTTAGAAACAGGGCGGGATATCTATAGGGCAATTCATGCTTCCAATAAGATAGAAGAATTTATTGAAAATTCCCCTAAATTATCGTCTATTATTAAAAAGGGTGGCCCCCTAGCATCTATGATAGGTCTTGTGTCAAATCCTGCAAAGGGAGGCGCCCTTGGTGGTCTCGGATTATTGGGGTATGGCACATATGACTTTATTGATAAAGCAGCACGTTTTCCTGGCATGCAGCATTATTATGGAAAACTCATCACCTCCTTATTAAAAGAAGATGCAACTGCCGCGATAAATGCTGCGTCGAAGATGGCAAAATATTTTGAATCTCCCTCAAAAGAAAGGGGTGAAGAGAAATCCTCTTTTAAAGTTGTTTCTCTTGCTTCTTAGAATGGAAGGTTATCTTTTGAATATTTACCTTCTGAGCCAAATGCGGCTGCCATTAAAAAGAAAACTATAAAAAATCCTAAACTATTAATGAACATATGTATCCCCCTATATCTTTAAAAACCCTTTATCTAAGCCAAAAAGTGCTTATATTCTCTATTCTTACCTATCGACAGGTCTCTGTCAAGTGGTTGCGGGACTAAAGAAAGAGTTTATGGTATATATACACCATTAACCATAAGGAAACTGCGTATGTTGGATTTTATCTATCTAAAACACACAATCTTAATGGGTTTAGCACTAATAGGGGTATTGGCTAAAGTGCTCTTTGATCATTACAACAAAAAACATCAATCTAAATAATAAGGAACTGTGTAACCAACTCTCGACTGAAGTCAAAAGCTTTTTCACACCCAACCATAAAGGCGGTGATTTATGTTAGCACAAGGCTACACATTCGGACGGGTTACATCGGGACAATATTTCACCCTCACGCCCGTTATAGCATCGGCAGACACTATAATCCGTCAGTTATGCCGTACGGATACGCAAAATCTTACAACGTCACAGCCCGAAACCGTTTACCCAGCGGGTGTCTTTGGCTCAGTTGATAGATTTAAGAAAGTTATCAGATTATGCCACATTGTAAAGGCTTTCCTCCCCCCTCGACTGAAGCCGGGGGTTTCCGAAAGCTTCGAAAGATAAGTATGATTTCATCATTTTTTGTAGGACAAATTATCCTTTTCTCTCTTATTGTTATTGAATCTTTAGTTATCTGGCTATGGATGAAAAGTTTTGATGAACTTTACCGATTAAGGGCCATAGAACAAGATAAAAAGATTAATGCGATTGTTTCTAGACAATGCGCACAAGATCAGGAGCTTAGAGAGGGAAAACGTTCCCTTGAGTTTCTCCAACGAGATTTTGGTAAGATTCTTCAAGATCGAGCCGCAAGAAAGACACAGAAGAATTAATAGTTTATTTCTCTTTCGGTTTATTCAGCTCTATTATTTTAAAAACAACACATCGTATGATCCATTTATTTAAACTCATACAATTCCTTTTGGTGAAGGTTTTTATATAAGAATGGATCCCGGTTGGAATACGAAGAGTAAGTTTTTTATATCGTATTTCATTCACTTCATTACTATATGAATCTAAAAGTGCCACCAGAGCTATTGTTATTACTCCATCATTATGTTTTAATCCATCTAAAATTACTAACTTTTATCGATAAAATTAGGGGACTTTTAGATGGCAAACAAGAAAAAGGTAGTTGTTATTGGCGGCCCTCCGGCACCACTTTTTCCAGATCCAGTAGTAAGAAAGCGCGCTCCGAATAATTCTGACAATTTCTATTCTGAAGGACAGGTGTGGATTGATAATTCTGCATTTGAGGCTTATCTTTTAACGGGATTTTCTGGCGGTAATCCTCAATGGACCGCTGTTTCTGGGGGTACAGGCACTTTTACCAATTTAAACGTATCGGGAACGGTTACCTTTAGCGCTATGGGTCTTGGTGTTTTACGATCAACCGCAGCTGGAGTGATTGGCTCAGTAAATGGTACCAATGGTCAGCTTCTTGTTGCTGGTACGGGTGTAATTCCCGCATGGGCATCCGTAACATCAGGCGATGGCTCTGTTACCATTGGCGTAGGTTCCAATACGATTGATCTTACGGTATCGGGCGCCACGGCAAGTACGTTCCCTACTGATTCCGGTACTGCTACCCCCTCTCTTGGCGCAACCACGATTGCAGGTGGTACCAATATAAATACTTCAGGCGCAGGTTCAACCGTAACGATTAATGTTGATAATGCCCCTACTTTTTCAGGTCTTGTTACTGCTCAAGCTGGCTTTACTCAAACGGCTGGCACTACAACTATAACTTCAGATACGAATGCGGCTGATGCTATTTATCTTCGTTCAAATGGTGGCGTCCTTTCTACTATAAGAATTCATGCTGATCAAGGCGCAGATACTGCATCTATTCACCTTCTTTCAGATGATGGCGGTATAACTATTGCCGCTACAACGTATGCAACCGATGATGCTATAAACATTTCCGCACCGCTTGGGGGAATTGATGTTGATGCCGGACTCCAAATTAATATTGCTTCTGCTGAGAATGCAAATGATGCCATCGTGCTCAGAGCTTCAGCTGGTGGTATTGATCTTACTGCCGTAGGTCAGGATGCCGGTGACGATATTGATATTACTTCGGCAAGTAATATTAATCTTACCAGTACTGCTGATTCGGCTTCATCAATTTATCTTCATGCAAATGGCGGGGTATCGGAAACTATTCGTATTCATTCGGATCTGGGAACTGGTGTAGACTCAATCAAACTTGATTCAGATGTAGGTGGGCTTTCTCTTATCTCTGGTTTGGCAACTACAGATGCCATAAATATAACTGCATCATCAGGAGGAATCGACATTGACGGTGCGCTTCAAGTTAATCTTACGTCATCGGAAGATTCAGCATCTGCAATCAGGATCGTCGCATCGGCAGGTGGCATGGACATTGACGCCGTTGGCGCCTCGGGTCAAGATATTAATATTACCAATACCGGCGGTTCTATTGTTTTAGTGGCTACTGAAACAGCTTCTGAAGCGATAGATATAAATACCAATGGAGGGGTGGATATTGATGCCTCCTTACAGATTGACCTTACGGCTGGGCAGGCTGTATCGGATGCTATTTTTTTAGAAGCAACATCCGGAGGGGTGACCGTTACGGCGGGTGGCGCTGTAGCAGGTGATATAGGAAATATTCTCCTAACTTCTACCTTGGCATCCATTTTGCTTACTGCTAACGAGGCAGTCGGAGATGCGATTAAACTGTATGCAACGGCCGGGGGGATAAGCGCAGTTGCGTCAGCCGCAATCGAACTTCAAGCTGGAGGAGTGCTTACTCTTGGGTCATTCAGTTCGGCAGCAAACGCTATAACATTAACTTGCTTTGATGCTGCCGGTGGTATTGACGTAAACATAGGAACTTCTGGCCTTGATCTTGATAGTACGGGTTCTTTGGTTATCACTTCGACTGCAAATAGCAGTACCGCTATAAATTTCACTGCAAACACGGGTAATGGTGGTTTTAGAGTAACCACAGCAGCTGGTGGTATTTTGACGCAAACAGATGGTATTTATCAGATTGATTCTAACCTTGCTGCTGCTGTTGCCATAGCCATTGAGGCTGTTGATGCAATTGGCGGTATTACACTCGACGCTGGATCTGGTGGCATACTTATTGGGATATCGGGTGATTGTACGCCCATATCTATTGGTGATGTCGCTCCGTCTCAGGCTCGTGTAATTACGGTTGGCGGTGGTACGGTAATAGGCGCCTATAGTGATACTATTGATATAGGCCCGGACGGTGTATCAACTGATGCCGGTTCATCTAAGGTAGTCAATATACTTTCAGGATCTACGACCCTTGGTGCGCAGACCGTGAATGTGGGTACAGGTAATCGTGTATCAGGAACGCAATTAGTAAACATATCTACGGGTACTGGTACCAAAACGGTGAACGCTGGGAATGCAGATGCATTAACAACGTTTAATATTGATGGCACAACATGGATAAATGATTCAATCAATGCGGCTACCAATATAGGAACAGGCACCTCTACCGGCGGAATCAACCTAGGTAACAATAACGCAGGTTACGTATCAATATACTCTGGCGACACTATCGATCTCAACAATGTTGGTGGTGATATTTTGCTCACTTCGACTACCGGAAGAGTAACGATAGTTGCTGATGAAGCAGTAGCAAATGCTATAAGTCTCGCTACGGCAGCAACGGGTGGTATAAATATTGATGCGGGCACCGCGGGTATGACCGTTGATTCAACAGACACCCTTACTATTAATTCTGCCACCTCCTCTTCATGGACAGTTACTGGTGCGCTTGCTGATTTGGATCTCTCCTCAGTGGGTGGTTCTATGACCATACAGGCGTCCGAAGCTAGTGCTACCGCAATAACTATTAATGCATCAAATGCAGCGGGTGGTATCTCAACGAGTGCGGGAACTGGCGGGTATGTTCTTGATGTAACCAACGGCCCTATTACGATCTCTTCAGGAACCGGTGCTATTAATATCGCGAATGATGGCGCGGCATGTAATATTCAAATTGGGGATGACACAGGCACAAAGCGAGTTACTATCGCTTCAGGTACCGGCGATCTCCTCATGTCATCAACGGATGCGATTACCTTGGATGCTGCTGGGCTACTTGAATTAAACTCGGCTGGCGGTCAAATTTCTATCGGTAATGATGCCGTTGCACAAAATATAAATATCGGTACGGGCGGAGCCGCACGCGTTATCACCATTGGTAATACGACAGGAACGAGTGGCGTTGACATTTTACAGGGAACCGGCGGTGTTAATATAGGTACATCGGCAATTGCTTCCTCCATAACAATAGGTAATGGAACAGGCGCAACAGATGTTTCTATTAATCATGGTAGCGGCCAATTAAGTCTTGGTACTAATTCTATTGCTCATGCTATTGAAATAGGTAATGGAATTGGAGGAACGGGGGTTTCGATCTATGCTGGAACAGGCGGTGTAAACATTGGTACAAATTCAATTGCAAATACGACAACAATTGGGAATGTAACAACTTCCACCTCAGTTCAAATTCTCAGTGGTTCCGGAGGTATTTTACTTAATGATACCCCACCTGCAATCTCTCGTACCACTACTATTAACGGCGGAACAGTAAGCGGTGCATTTACTGATAGAGTTGATATTGCTCCCGATGGAGTATCTACTTCCGCAGGCGCCCTTAAACAAGTAACTATTGGCGGCGGTAATAATGCGGTAGGGGGAACATCTATTGCTATCGGTGCTGGCAATGTAACTTCAGGCACGCATTCAATTTCCCTATCTGCTGGTGCTGGATATTCTTCCCCTTCCTTTAAATCGGTTTTTATCGGCAATTCTGATGGCTTGACTGATTTTTCTGTTCTTGCCCCAAAAGTAAGTGGGGCCGGCGCATCACAAACATTAGATGCGACTCGTGGTCGTGTTACCTTTACGGGACTTACCACCGCAGCGGCAGCAACAGAAACGCTTACCGTAACGAACTCTTTCTGTAGTACCGATACAGGCATAATGACTAGCTTAGTAGTAGTAGGTGCAGAAGATGCACAACCTGCTATCAAGAAAGTACGGAATGGGGCAGGATCATTTACCCTTCTTTATAAAAATGAAGGCGCCGCATCATTGGCAACTGACCTTATTCTCACTTTTGAATTATATAAAACTAGTTAAATGAATGTAGATGGAGGGGGACAGATTCCCCTCCATCTTTTCATATGAAGGTGAGCGTGTTAGCATGAGAAAAAAATCTACTTGAAAGGAAACCAAAAAAATGAAAAACGAAAAAGCAGGAGCGGCTACTTCGGATAAGGCAGAAACAAAAATGATTTCAATTCCCGTTGAATTTAACGGTAAGAAGTATGAATTTCTTCTTCAAGAGGGATCGCAATTTGATGAAATTAAATTTGCGCTATCTTCTTTGAGGGATCATATAGTACTTGTCCAATTAAAAGAAGCAGAAAAAAATAAGACTGCTGTACCTTCTCCCGTTCCCGCAGAAAAGAAAGACGAACTAAAAAAAGACAAAGAAAATTAATAGTCGAATAGTCAGGAGATGTAGTTATGTCATGGTCGCGCGTGCTGAGATGGCAACCACAACAATCAATCGCTTTTGGAAGTATTGGAGCATCATATAGTGATATTGGTACAATGTTTTTTTATGAAACAAGAATTTTAACGGTTTACAATGGTACCGATGCACTCTTACAATTTTCTACTAATGGGGTACAGGATCAGTTTGTGGTTCCGGCCAATGGAACAATGATTATTGATATTGCTACGAATGATTTTGATGAAGTTCCCACAATGTTACCCGCAAAATTGCAATTTAGTATAAAACAAATTGGAGTACCGACCAGCGGTTCTGTATATATAATGTCTCTAAGTGGGTTTGACCTATAAGGATGGACTATGTCACAATTTTTTACAGGAGTTACCGCAGGATCCATAGGGGCAATTACCACGCTGACGGGTAATAGTGGTGGCGTAGTATCTCCTTCAGGTTCGAATAATATATTTACGCTGGGCGATACGACGACCATTAACATTACGGGTAATCCGGGTACCAATACGTTAACTGCCAATGTAACGGGTGGTACTGATGGACAACTTCTTCTAGCAAGCACCGCTGGAGAACCAGACTGGGCATCCCTAGCATCAGCAGATGGTAGTGTCACGTTTACACCAGGGGCGAACTCCCTTGATCTTTCAGTGGACGCAGAGGCTTCCGGTTCAATAATTACAATTACAGGGGATAGTGGCGGCGCTTTGAGCCCTACCGCAGGTAATATCACCTTTAGGGGCGGTACGACCGGGCTTACCTTTTCAGGTGCGCTGAGCACTGAAACACTAGACGGAACCCTTAATATTGGCAACGGAGGAACCGGATCAAACTTCTTTACTGAATTTGCAGTCTTATGTGGTGGCACAACTGCTACGGCACCAATACAATCCATTGCCTCTGTTGGATTAGCTGGGGAAGTTCTTACCTCTAATGGCGTGGGTACGTTGCCGACTTTTCAAGCAATAACGACAGCTTTTTCATGGTCAGTTGTAACGGGCGCAACACAAGCTATGGCGGTGACCACCGGTTATTTTGCTAATAATGCGGGTACCATCACCTTTACCCTTCCTGCAACGGCAGCAGTAGGTGATACCATGGAAATAGCGCAAATGGATGCAACGGGTGATTGGCTCCTTGCGCAAAATGCTGGTCAGACTTGTTATATTGGCAATACGAATACCACAACAGGAGCTGGAGGCTCTTTAGCAAGTACCGATAAGGGTGATGCGATACGTATTGTGTGCCGCGTAGCCAATACCGATTTTCAGGTTTCAATTTTGTCGGGCAATATAACCGTTGTATAAGGAGAAATCATGGCTACGATTAATGCAATAAATTCAGAGAACCCCATAGAGGTTGCAAAGGGTGGTCTTGGTGTGGCCTCGAATACTTCGTTTGCAGTATTATGTGGGGGCATTACTGCTACGGATCCCATACAATCTATTGCTTCGGTTGGTTCTGCCACACAAGTACTTACTTCTAATGGTGCGGGTACATTGCCGACCTTTCAAACAGCTCCCACAACGGAAGTGTCTTTTCAGGTAGTGGGTTCGGATCCCGCCTCTCCTACGAATTCTCAAGTGTGGTATAGAAGCGATACCAATGTATTCCGAGGTCGTGCAAATGGAGTGAATGTAACCTTTACGGTAACTTAATTTTTATCTGGTGATATCGCATGGCAACAAAAAGCAAAATTAACACTGCTAATCCCATAGAGGTTGCAAGGGGTGGTCTTGGTGTGACCTCAAACACTGAATATGCAGTATTATGTGGGGGCACAACTGCTACGGATCCAATACAATCTATTGCCTCTGTTGGTTCTGTTACAGAAGTATTAACCTCTCAGGGTGCGGGTTTATTGCCGACATTCTCCAGCCTTCCCACATTTTTTGAATCGTTATCTTCTGATCCGGGCTCTCCTACTGCCGGGGATACGTGGTATAACACGACGACGGATTTATTTAAGGGAGCTATTTCTGGTGGTCCCGCACCATCGGTATGGGTAATAAAAGCAAACTTAACTTTTACCTCTAATGGACCTGGATCTGCCGGCAGCGCTAATGACGCGCTTACCTTTGGAGGCTCACAAGCTGGAGGAACAGGTCCCAATGGGCGTACCGAACGGTATAATGGTGTTTCCAATATATGGACGACCAAGGCAACCGAGTCACCAAACAGGGGCGAACCTGCTTCCTGTGGTACAGCTGAAGATGCTTTGTCCGCGGGTGGTTATCCGCTTGGCGGAAGCTTTAGTAAAACGGTGATAAAATATAATGGAACATCAGACAGTTGGTCATTATTGCCAGATTTAATTGGCCAACGAAGGAATGCGGGGGCAGCTGGTACTATAACGGAAGCGTTTGTATTTGGTGGAAGCGACAACTTTCGACTTAACACTACAGAATTCTTTGATGGGATATCATGGGTAGCGAAAGCCATTATGCTTCGAGCAGCAGAACATCCGGTTGGTACCGGTACCGCTATGAATGCGCTTGCTTCTACGGGTAATACTTCGATCTCAAACTTTGATACCTTTGTTGAAGAATATGATTTTATTTCTAATAGTTGGACAGGAAAATCAGGATCAAACAAAGGAAGAAACGCTGCGGGAGGATGTGGCGATACCAGTCTTTCATTACTCTTTGGAGGTGTTGACGCGCTTTCTATTTTGAATAATGCAGAATTATATGATGGAGCAACAAATAGTTGGGCAATTATTTCTTCCTTGAATTATGCGAGATATTCTTTAGGTGGAAGCGGCTCGGGAACAGATGGACTTGCAGTGGGTGGCGTCGATGGGTCCGGTCCTTCACAACGCGTAGAACGATATACATCGGTAGCAAGCCCCTCAATCGTGACCTTTACAGTAACTTAAGGAAAACGTGAACTACCTACAACAGCTCGATTCGCTTTTAGAAAACGATGAATTGAAAGAGTTGAAAGCGATTGAACAGGAAATCAACCATGCATGGCACGTCAAACAGATATTTCGTACAGACACCGAAGCGCGCTATGCGGTATTAAACGACTTTAAATTTCCCACCAAGGCAAGCAAATATTGGCAGGCAGTACGGGAGCAGATGGCTCATTTCGATGCCCTTGTTTCATCCTCGTTTGAATTGAGACGTAAAGAGATTGATCTGAGAGAGATAGAAGAAAACTTGGGGGCGAATGATTTTATAGGGCGCCCCTATGACGAACTTCGCATGGAGATTAATCGTGACGAACTTCTTTTTCAAATAGCTTCAATGAAGCAGGTTGCTAAAGATAGAGTACGTGAGATCATGCAATGGTCGACTATCAAGTCAGAAGTAAATGATGGATCATTTGATGATAAGAATGTGAACACCCACCAGAAAGAATCACTATTTAAACAAGTACTTAACAGAGCGAACAACGCTAATCCTGAAAATCTTTCTTCTGAAGAACGTATGTCTATTATTGGGCTTTTACATATGCTTAAAGATGAGCCGATTAATAAAGAATTTATTGAGAAGCTTGAATCCAAGGTAAATTTAATTGTCTCAGGATTGTCCCCCAAAGAATAAAACTAGAGTGAGGAAAGTTGCAGTAATGGTAGTACATACCGTCGTTATTGCACCAATAGCCGCTATCTGTACCTTTGATTTTGCTCTCACTATTTCCTCTCTCTGAGAACGCATATCATCCTCCTTGGCAAGAAATGATTCCTCCAACGAAGATATCACCAACTCTTTTAATTCGCGTCTGAGGTCAAGTATGTCGTTGACAGGAGAAGAGATAACGGCATGTGCCTCTCCTCTGTCCTCCTTCTTTCCTTCTAAGTCGGGCGTGCTGGATGGGGAAGGGTATACACTCCCAAAAAGACGAACCAATGATTTTCTTCTTTCCTTCTTATCGCCGAGTCGTTGCATAATTGTTTTCATAAGATCTTTTGAAAACGTCATTCCCTTCATTTTTTCATCAAAGGGCTGATCCAAGAAGATTTCCATTGCATGATTCGATATAGAATGAATCATTTCTATCTCTTCAATCTCTTCGTCTGTCTTGGCTATCCCTTCAGCAGACAAATCTTCCTTTGCTAACTCAACATCCAACGAAGTAGTTGCTGCTGCGTCGGGCGTAGCGGAGCGGAGACTGGAACGCAAGAATCCAAAAGGACGTGGGCAATGATCATTTGCCTCCTCCATGGCTACTAGCGACATGACCGAGAACAAAATAAAGGTAACTGTTTTTTTGTACATATCAGAACCTCCTTGGTTTAACCAAGGCTACTCTTTCTGAAAAATAAAAAATAGGGAAGACAGAGTAACAGAAGAAATTTACTTCCATTATATGTTCTCTATTGTTTAGCTTCTATGTTCTCTGACATGTAATATGTCTGTTCTCTATAGTGACGGCAGTCTGTTCTCTATATCGTCAGTTGTACTCTGTTCTCTAATTATACATCTGTTCTCTCTAAAGTTTATTTCGATGCTCGCTTCAACGGCGATATACGCGTGGGTATATCTTCCTCCACGAACCTTTTTCTTGAATATTTCTACCCAAGCAGGTCGCATTACATCGGCGCCTGTTACTTTTAAGAACAATCGGTCTTCGCCTAAAGGCTATGCCCGACGCAGTAATTTCAACTGTATACAACTGCTAGGATTATATTGATGTCTGTCCTCTCCTCTGGGATAGTCTCTATCGCGTCTGTTCTCTTTATCTTTTATTTCCCACAATCTGTTCTCTATTATTTATAGATACTATCTGTTCTCAATCACGATTTATCTGTTCTCTGATTCTATTGCATCATTTATCTGTTCTCTTTACCCATTGCTCGTCCGTTATCTTATGGCAAAATATCATCTGTTTTCTAAATTTCTCTTTTCTGTTCTCTTAGTTTCAAGAATCTGTTCTCTTAAATTCTGTCAAAGATTTACCGGCCCATACTGCTTTATATTTAAGCTTCATACAAAAAGCATACCAACAGTTCTCAAGGCCAAGTATCGATTTTCCTTCCTGCATCTCCTTTTTAATATCTCTTTTTTCAAGTTCTATTGCATCATAACCTTTGATAATGCGTGAGGTAAGATCGTCAATAAACTGTTTGCGCAAGTTTGTAATTCGTCGATATATAGCACCGATTTTTACTTTCTTCCAACGCCTCGAGCCATTTGTTCTTTTCTTTAAGAGACGACCAAACGCTTTAATTTTTTCAAGATACTGCTGCTGAAAATGAGGCATCTCGATCTCTTCGCCATTCAAAATAATCCATGAAGTAGTGCCCAATTCAATATGGGCGATCTCTTTTATATCAGTTACCGGCTGTATATCTTCATCCCAGGAACACATGATACTTATAAACCATTTTCCTCTATCTTTCTTCACAATGGCTTGCCGTATCTCTCCTTTCAGATCCTGTGTCTTTTTGAATCGTAACCAGCCAATCGTCGGGAGGTACACCTTGTCATCAATCACCTTTATACCCATAGGAAACCGTATCGTCTGGCGTGTTCCCTCTTTCTTAAAATGGGGAAATCCTGGAGGGCCCGATTTGTCCTTTATTCTACGAAAGAAATGTTTCAAGGACGTCGATACATCCCGCATAGCCTGCTGAAGCGGTTGTGAGGGAATATCCGCAAGCCATGTATACCCCTCTTGTTTCTTAAGGGAAGTAAGTTCCTTTATAAGATCAACCCACGTCGGTATTTTCTTTTTTTTAGCCGTAGTCTGCTCACCCTCGCGCTTTTCAGTCTCCGCCGTGTCTTCAAGTGGCTCCGGCTCTTTCTTTTCAAACGCAGCTTTTATGCGGCCCAATCCATAATTATAAACTACCCGAGTTCCCTCGGCGCACTGCTCTAAAATATCGTTCTGACCCTTCCGAGGACGCAAGACAAATTTATAACTCTTTTTTATGGAGACCAACATTTCTAGTAGCCCTCTTCCGAAAAGTACAGAGAGTCAGATTCTCCCATTTCCTCTACCATAGGTTCAAAAAAAGGGTGTTGTTCTGTATAAGATTGCCCGCGTTCTGCACATTCTAAAGAGCAAAATCTATATTCGTTAATTTGGATGATAGTTCTTTCGTGTGTCTTTTTATGACATTCTGCGCAATAATCCATCTTTCTACCTCTCTTGCCCGAAGAAGCCGTTAGGCGTAGACGGGTGCTAGTATTTTATCAACAGCCGTCTCTTTAAAAGAGTCGTATCGTTTTTAAGTGTATCAATCGATCTTTTTAATTCCTTAAATCTGTCCAAAAATATAAAGGACAGATAGATTTGGCCAAAAATAATCAACAAACAAATGGGCCACCATCTTCGAATAAGCATGTGATCCTCTTTTTAAAAAGGTAACTCTTCTTGATCATCACTTTCAGGGTTGGGATATTCAACAAATGTGTCCTGCGCTGTGTCCTGCGACATGTCCGCCGTAGCTTTTAGCGCAGGAGGAAGCGTAGCTCCCTCCGACGCCAAGGCTTTTGCGGACGGGCGGAGAGCGGAGGGGGAAGCTTTGGTGAAGTCGAAGACTGGTACCGTTGTTTCTTTGGGCACTAGAGCGATACGTTCCATAGGAAATACTTTGTCGGCAACCATGATGATCCTTGTTCGTTCTATTCCCGAGTTCTTATCAAGCCACCTCTCTTGCTTTAAACGACCCTCTACCGTTACCGAAATTCCCTTTTTGAGATAGTGGTGGGCAAAATCAGCTTCTTTGTTCCATGCCTCACAATCCATAAAGAGAATATCTTCTTTCTCATCGCCTTTTCTTGTTTTAAAGGTATCTACCACACACACAACAATTTTAGCCACCGAACCAAATTCAAATGATTTTATTTCTGGATCACGCGCTAATCTTCCCGATAAAATAACCCTATTTATCGTAGCCATATTGATCTTTCGCATTGACAAGTATTTTTAAATTTCTTACTATGAATATAATAGGAAATTAATAAGGAAGAGTCAAGTTGTTTTGAAGGATTGAAATGATAGAAAAAGATTTCGACTATGTTAAAGAATTAGATTCGCTTCGCGCTCGCTTGTTTTTGCGCATAGAAGAAGATCCGGCGTTTATTGCAAAGTTATCGCAAGAAGTTCCTGTTGGATTGAAGGCGCTTTTTAATCTTATAAAGCCTGGGTGTCCACCAAGAAAAAGTACATTAATAAAGATACGTGGTTTCTTAGATAGAGGAAAATAAGTGAAAAAACTACTACTCATTACCCTTATAACTATGTCTTCACAGGCATTGCCACCACAAATTGAAGACTGGTTTAAAAGATACGAAGAGAGTACATCGGTTCCGACACCCGAAAAAGATCCCAATGATACTTTCAGCAAAGTAGACGCTTCAACAAAAGAAGATATTCAAAGAAATATTACCGCGGGGTGTCTTCAGTGCACCGCAGAACTCCTCAACGGAAATATCACAAAACAAGAACGAGAACACGCCAGATGGCAACTGAGCATCTTGAAGGGTCATCCCTTCTATGAAACTAGGAACGTTCCTCCTGCGCTCTATGAGCTACGGCGGACAGGCAGCCACGTGCCCGATCCGTTGATGGGAAGAGAAGAAGATATGTATTAGTCAGTAGGCGGAGTCCGATGTAGTCACCAGACGTAGACGGAAGGTTATCACCACGATGAAATCGACACGATATGATCGAAATGAGATTAGCAATATGGCTCGAGATATTTTGACGAACTACCAGAAGTCAAAACATTACGTGTCGGGCGAAGCTCGAAGAGCGAAGCCTGATCGTTCAGACACGGAAGATGTATGGGATATTTTATACAAACAAACAAAGGAGTTATTTAGTTTTTTAATGACCACAGAGAAATCCCTTTTGATGGACATGGACGAGTTTCAAGAAAAACTTCCCCTCTTAATGGATATCTATGAGGTAGCCCGGGAAAAGAAGTTAAAAACAAAACGGACATATCAAACTTTTTAGAGGTAAAACAATGTTGAGAAAGATACTATCGGTAGGAATGCTTATCTGTGTGTTCACTGCAAGCTCAGTACCTAGCATCGTAAAGAGAGGAAATACCTTTTATGCGATGGATAAAGAAAAAGCATCCCGTATTCCCCATGAACTTGTTTCAAAAGAATTACGCACGGTAAGCAACGAACAGCTTAAACGATTCTTAACGGGTGGCCATGGCTATCTTAAATTGAATAAGACGCATTCTGGTGAATATAGTTTAGATTATGCGGTGCGTGGTGAAGGCGGTGGCGCACTAGGAGTAACTGCTGGAGCATGGTTTGGTAAAGCAATTGTTTCTGTTGTTTGCCATGGAACTATCATGATTATCGGTGCTGGTGTAGGCTTAGTGGCTACCCCAGTGGCAGGAACTGCTTTTATTATTGCTGCAGAAAGTACATGTGGAGCTGCCATTGAAACTGCAAGTCTTGCAGGGGCTATCGGATTTGGGATTCTTGGTGGAGTTGCCACAGGAATTGCATAGTTCTTTTCCTTATGTACAAGGAGTAAAGCATGTTGTATTGGTATGAAATATGCGTTGCCACCCTCGTTCTACATATTTGTTGGCATTATGATTTATATTATAAAACATTCTTATATTACAGGCGAAAGAAGTCGTGACTCAATTACTACATACAATAATTGGCATACTTATTTTCAATATAATATTTCATATTTTTCTTAAAAAAACTCCCTATATTCAAGAGGAAATATATAGAAAAATTCCAACCTTTCTTAAATATTTTTGGATGACAAAAAAATGATATTCAAAGGATAGGATCACCCTATGGATCATCTTGTCATAATTTCTCTATGTTTATGGTGTGCAGTCGTCTGCTATGTGATTTCCCGTATCTATGAGGTATGGTCACATGAAGATACGCTTTTCTTTAGACATAGAGTCCTTAAATTTTGCGTAGTGGGACTCGTCGCAGGAATTGTCTACAGTGTCTGTAGAAATTTTCTTGACCACCATATTTCTTTAGGTATTTCGGTATTTATTTCTTTTATAATTGGTTTTCTGTTTGATAGCTATAATTAAGGGAAACGGAAAGGAAATCTTTGGAAGATATTTTATTCAGGATCCTTCTAGCGTTCCTTGTATCGGGATTAACTAGTTTTCTTTTAAATAT